TACAGTCATATATATATATATATATATAAAAATTGAATATGATTTATAAAATTTTTTATATGTAAGTATGATTCTATATAATTTATTAGATTTAGAAAAAGTAAAAATTATTTCAAGACCTTCTAAAATATGTAAAACACCATATGTTGCAGATATAGAATTAAAAGATGGTTCTATAGTACAAGCGCATTGTGCTTCTTTAGGTTGTTGTGGATTGTGTGAAAAAGGTATTTATGTATATGCCTCGCCTATTTTATCTAACTGTCCTGAATCAAAATCAAAAATATGTAGTTATAAAATATATTTATCTGAAATTTATGAAGAAAAAATTATTAATGAAATAAAATATATTAATAATCAAATTATTGGCATAGATCCTAAATTAGCTGAAAAATTAGTAGAAAAATCTTTAACTAGTAATTGTTTACCAACTTTACAAAATATAAAAAAATATAGATGTGAGGCGAAAATAGGTAAATCACGATTTGATTTTATTGGTATTGATGAAAATAATAAATATTTTATATTAGAAGTTAAAAATGTTCCATTAAGTGATTATGTAGATGTAAATTATATAGAAAAAAAAAAACTAATAAAAAATGATGCATTTAAAAATATGAATTTTAATGAGAAGATTTCTTATTTTCCAGATGGCTATAGAAAAACTAAAGGTGGTATTGTTAGTGAACGTGCATTAAAACATATAACTGAGTTAACAGATATTACTTATTCAAAAATTATTAGACCAATTATTTGTTTTGTTATTCAACGAACGGATAGTGGATCATTTCAAGCATCAAATATTGATCCTACTTATAAAGCAGCATTTAATGATGCAGTAAAAAAAGGTGTAGAAGTTATAATATTAATGATCGAATGGAGTGTAAATGGTGAAGCAAAATTTGTAACTTGTGATTTACCTGTAAATTTATAAGTTATCAAAAACTTCTTTATATTCATTTAAAAAGTTATTAGTTAACTGTTGAGGTATTTCATTAAAACTAATTAGTTTTCTATTTAATATAAATTTCTCATAACTATTTTCATGTTTTTTAAATGCTTCTTCTAATAAATTATAATCATTATAATACTTTTCACATGTTTTTGGACCACATTTATTAAATACTGGCATTATATTATCTGATTTATCACCTAAAACTATTTTATAAAATAAATTTTTATCTGCTTCTGGAAATACTTTTTTATTTTCTAGTAAGTTTTTGAACTGTAAATTAAATATTTTAGTATTATTATCAGATAATTGTAAATAATCATGATCATTTGTAATTATATAAATACTGGCATCTGGATATTTATTTCTAATATAATTTTTTGTCACTGCTATAATATCATCTGCTTCTAAATTATCATTTCGTAAAATATGCTGAACTCCTGCTTTTTCTAAAAAGTTATTATTATATACTAATTTGAAAAACTCTCCGCCCATAAATACATCATCTTTATATCTAGTTTCTTTATATTCTGGATATAATTCATTCCTCCAAATATTTTTTCGATGACAATCTCTGGCTGCAATTATTTTACATTCTTCTTTATGTATTTTAAGTTTTTTTTTAATTGTAGAAATTTGTTCTAAAAATATTTTTTTAAATTTTTCAACAAATTCAGAATTTTCAAATGGATTTTCATCCAAAACGATATCTTTTTTTGCTAGTTTCCACCATTGAATTAATGCATAATATCTATAAAAGATTATATAACTAGTATCAAGTAATAAATAATTCATTAGATAGTAATTATTATAGTATATTATATTTAATATATTATAATATAACATTCAATTTTATTTAATTTCAATTTATTTCAATTAATTTATTAATTTTATCAAATGATTTCATTATTTCATCTTGAGTTTTTTTTATATTTGGTACTAAACTTTTTGTCATATTTTCACCTACTTGTAGACTTATACACAATTGATTAAATTCCTTTGTAAATAATAAACCATAATCATTTAATATGTGTGCTAATTTAATAAAAAATTCAGCATCCCATTTATTTTCTGCATTTATAATTTCATTTTCGATTTTTTTTAATAATATTTTTTTTTCTTTTAAGTTGTTAAATTTTTCGGAATTTTCTATAATTACCGATAAAACATCTTCTAATTTATCAAATTCTCTATCAATTTGTATATTTTTAAAAAAAATATAATAAATATTTTGATTCTCTCTATTTATATGTGATATTAATCCAAAATCTATATAACCGATTTGATATTTTGGTTTTAAATTATCATTATCATTATCATTATCATTATCATTATCATTATCATTATCATTATCATTATCATTATCATTATCATTATTTATATAAAAAAATACATTACCTGGATGAGCATCACAATGAACTACACTATTGTATAATATACTTGTTAAACCAAATTTTAGAATTAATTTGCCAAATTTATATTTAATTTTTTTGTCCATATTAATTATATCATTATATGTTAATCCTTTTATATTTTCCATTACAATTATATTTTTATAATCATTTGTAATCTCTGGATAAAATTCAGGAAATATATATTCTGAATTATGTATATTTTTTTCCTTAATAATTTTTAAGTTATCTAATTCTTTTTTAAAATTTGTTTGTTCTAATAATAATTCTTTATTATCATTTAAACATTTTTTTAAATTTAATTTTCTTATATTAGGTATTATTGATACTATATTTATTAATATTTCAACTAAGTTTATTGCATTTTTTATTTTTGTATCAATATTATTTTTTAAAATTTTTATAATTACTTGTTTATTTTTATATTTTCCTGAATATACTACACTTATAACACCACTATTTAATGGTTTATCATTATTTAATACTATATCATATTTTAAACTTAATTCACTAAGAATATTTATATCTATATCATTAAATAAAAATGGAACGGAATCTGTATATTTTAATAAATAATTCTTTTCTTCATCATATAACATATCATCATTTAAACATAATGATTGAAATATTTTTATATACACTATATTTAACTTTTCTAATTTTTTTGTACTATTTTTTATAAATTCTAATCTTTTATTTAATTCTTTCTTTTTAAAATATAAAATTAAATTATTATATTTAAATTCTATATAACTTTCAATTAATATATAACAAATATGTAAAATTCTTATATATATTTTTATACAATTTACTATATATTTTAAACTTGTAAAATTCAATGTATATAATTCATATATGTTATAACTCATGTATAAAATATTATTCTAAATTATCTATAAATACTTTTAAATTATAAAATATTTTTTTTATTATTAATCCTATTAAATTTTCCATATAAATAGGTAAGTTATCGTTTATAATTAATTGAAAATCTGTTTCAAATTTTGAATTTATTATATTAGTTTTATTAGTTTTATTATTTTTATCTTCTAATTCTGTTATATTTATATTTGATAAACTAATTTTTATTATTCCAAAGTTATATACAATTTTTTCATATCTATTAATATTTATATTTATTGATTTTAAATATTCTTTCATTTTATTATTATCTACTAAATTTAGATCCTTATTTATAAAAATTATTCTATTATTTATGTTATCTAATTTTCTTTTAGTATTAAAAATTATATATTTTTGTTTCATACCAATATCTTTTGCTATTTGTTTTAAAAGAATTAAAATATCTGCATCATTATCATTATATACTTTCATTATATGTATCTTTTCTATTAAATCCGGATTAATTTTATCTATTAATTTCCAAATATTGAGACTTAAAAAATTTTCTAAATTTATTTTAGAAGTATCAATATTATTAATTGCAAATAATAATTTATAAGTTTTTATATTATCTTTTAAATATGAATATAATAACATATTTCCTTTATCACATACTAATTTGTTATCGAATTCTTCAATAATCTCCATTGATTATTAATTATTTAATTTTTGTAGTATTTTAACATAATTACATTTATAAAAATATTTGTTAAATACTCATTAAATATTACAGATGTTTAATAAAATTATTTAATGTTTGTTTTTACTATTTTTATTTAATTGATATAAAAATAATAAATTTATATATAAATATATTTATGTCAAAAAGAATTCCTATTATTAAAATTTATAATCAACAATCTAGATTTGTTTATATACCATATAAATCTCTATCTAAAAAACAAAAAGAACATTTTGTAGAATATTATATATCACACATGGAATCATTATATTAAATATCTAATGATACTATATTTTTGTCCGATTTTTGTTTTCGCTTTGGTTTTGCTACCTTTGGATTTGTTAAATCTTTTATATCATCTATACTAATTGTTGAAGATTCTTTATTTTCAACATTTATTTGTTTTGTTTTTAAACCACTTAATAATGAATTTATTTCATTTTGTTTATTTCTTGGGCCTCTCATTTCTGGTCTAGAAATTCGTTCTTCATTTATTGCATTTCCTTCATTTTCATTTAGTGAAACTCCTCGCGCAGACATTATATCCGGTCTATTTGATAAATTTTGTGTTCTTTGACTTCTTTCTGGTAATTTTGTTTCAACTGGTGGAGGTGGCGGTCCTTCATTTATATTCGATGGCATATCTCTTCTCATACTAGGACCAAAACCTAATCCAGAATCATTTTGAGATGAATTTCCATTATTACTACCAAATAAACCGTTCATAAATCCTGCAAAACCTGGATTGCCATTATTTCCCATTGTATTTACTGCAGCGGATGTAAATTGTTTCATTAATTCTGGATTTTGTTTCATTATATCATCCATACCAGGCATTGCTGATTTAAAAAGTGTATTTGACATATGAACCATTATTGCTGAACCCCCCAATTGAAATAGTAATTTTAATTCTGGCGACATAGTTGCTTTTGATTTATATTTTTCATGTAATTCTCCAAAAATTTCATCATATTCTTCTATATTTTCATTTATTTGTTCACCCCAACCTTCTAATTTTATATCGAATGGATCAAATTTATTATTTAAAAATTCTAATCCGGTTACACATGCCATTAACATTTTTCCTTGAAATTTCATTGAATTTGTTTTTTCTTTTTCTGCAATTATTGTTTCATATTCTCCAATCATTTCTTGTAAATTTGAATCCATATTGTAACGTTTGCTTAATGTTACTCCTTTTCTCTCTAAATCTTCTAGTTTTCTTAAATATTTAAATCTTTCTTTTAATTCTTCTTCTTTTGTCAATTCTGGTTTTGTATCTTGTTTATCTAAACTTATTGGAACATTATTAAATTTACCATATCCATCCCAAGTTTTATTTTCATTCATATTTGATGTCGCTTTTCCTAATGTCTCTTTTTCATCGTTATTTCCTATTATTTGTTTTATATTTTCTCCATCTTTTTTTTCTCCAAATAAACCACTAAATAAACTTTTTTTTGAAGATGGTTCATTTATTTTTTTACTATTTGTATCTATACTTTCTGATAAATCATTTAATTCATCTTCTAATTTTGATATATCATCAATTTCAACACTTGAACTTTCTTTTTTTTCTGATTTTTTATCATTCATTAATAATTCTATTCCACTTCCAAAATTTACGGACGGTCGTGTTTCTTTTTCTTCTATATTTAAATTTATTTCTGGATCATTTATATTTCCAATTTCAATTATATCTGGGTTTAATTCTATGACATCCATATTATTATGTTTTAAATAGAAGTTTAATTTTTAAGTAATACGAAATATAAATATATTAATTATTTATATTTCATAATAATATAATTTATTTTATTAAAAATCATTAACTCTGAGTATTTTTCCTCTTCTTTTTAGAAGTTATACTTTTATTTTGTCTACGTCTACGTCTACTTCCACCTCGAACATTATACTCTTTCTCAGCTTTTAGTTTATCTTCTAGATTCTTTAGGCCATATTTATTATACCAGTTATTTAAGGTAGTCGTATTGAGGCGATACCCCTGGCCTCCTATGCCTTCGACAAACTCGTACGCCTTTGACGGGTGATCTTCCTCGCGGAAACGATTATCAGCCCATTTTACTAGCTCTTGGGCCATCTTATAGATATTCGAATTTACAGTATATTTATTCTCAATATCTTTCAGTTGTGCTATGGAAGGTCGCAGCTTGTTGGCCTCCGCGTGTTTCCTGGCATTTGTCTCTGCTTTGGCTATACGTTCTTTATGTTGCATGTCTTCGTCTTGTTTCTCTGCCGTTTTCTTCTTGACATCCTTCTTTATTATATATATCTTTCTATTCAACTCCTCAATTTTACGATTGTCACTTGGTCGCCCTTGTTCTTCATACAGTTTATCATACAGATTCTGAAGTGCAGGAAAGTATGTATCTTGCCAGTCTTTTAATTTATTCTCATCTACATGCCAGTCACCAGTACTCTGCGCATGTCCTCCTTCATGCCACGCATCCGAGGGGTGATACCTGCTATCGAATTTATGAACTCTAGCCCATTTTACCAGCTCGTCGGCCATTTTATAGATGTCTTTACTATAATTTGTCTCAATATCTTCCAGTAGTTTTTCGGTAGGTGGCAGGCGTTTGGCCTTCCTACTGGCTTCTTCTATAGACTTTTTCAATGCGGCGATCTCTTTTTTTAAAGATTGAATTTCAAACTCCGCTTCGACCTCAAAATCCCACTGGAGAGAGGTCGGATTGGGCGCTTGGTATTGGGGTTGGGGTGAGGATGGGGAGGCTCGGCCTGAGGCTGGGGTTCGGGCTGGGGCTCGGCCTGGGGAGGCTGGGGCTCGGCCTGGGGAGGCTCGGGCTGGGGAGGCTGGGGCTCGGCC